CATCATCGTCGCTGAGGGTTGGCAACTCAACCAGTTCAAGAAGAACCCGGTTGCGCTTTGGCAACACAACGGCGCAAACCCCATCGGCACGTGGAAAGATGTACACGTCCAAGACGGCAAGCTCATGGCCACGCTTGAGATGGTCAAGCCGGGCATCAGCTCCATCGCGGATATGATCCGTGGCATGATTGAGCAGCGCGTGCTCCGCGCCGTGAGCGTTGGGTTTCAGCCCGATCCGCGCGCGATCGAACCCATTCTCGACCAAAAAGGCAATCGGACCGGTGGCTACCGCTACATGAAGTCCGATCTGCTCGAAATTTCCGTGGTGTCCATTCCTGCGAATCCGGAGGCGCTCTCCGTCGCGAAGGCCATGGGAATGTCGCGTGAGGCTATGGAGACGATCTTTGAGTCTCCGGTGTCCTCGCGCAACGGGCCGTCCGCCCGTTCTGCCGCCTCAACCACCAAGAAGGTACCACCCATGGCCACTCTGGCAGAACGCATCGCGGCTCGCTCGGCCTCGATCGCGAACATCCGTGATCAGATCACGGAGATTAGCGTTGCCGATGACCTCGATGAGACGCGCTCTACGCAGATCGAGGAGCTGACTGCGAGGATCGAGGAAGAGAACAAGGCTCTTACGGTCCTGCAGAACGCGCAGCGTGCTCTTGCCGCTTCGGCGGCACCGGCCGATCAGGACAACGATGCACCGCAGTCGCGCAGCCTCGCGGCGCCGGGCAGCGTTCGTTCGCGCGGGAAGAAGGACCCTGCGGACCTTTGGTTCCGTAGTGCTGTTGTGGTTGCGCGCGGCCACACCGAGCGTCGGTCCTACTCGGACATCATCAGCAAGAGCTACGGCGGAAGCTCCGAGCTCGAGGCGATTGTCCGCGCGGTGACCGAGCCTGCGACGACCGCTGCAACGGGTTGGGCGAACGAGCTCGTCGGCGAGACGGTCGGAGCCTTCATCGAGGTTCTGCGGCCGAACTCGATCTTCTTCAACGTTCCGATGGCCACCTTCACTTTCGGCAACACCAAGATCCGTCTGCCTGCGCGTTCCTCGGGCACGCTGGCTGGTGCGTTCGTCGCCGAGGGTGCGCCGATCCCGGTGAAGTCCGTCGTCCTGGCGTCCACGCGCCTGGAACCCTACAAGCTGGGCGTGATCTCCACCTTCACCAAGGAGCTCGCGCAGTTCAGCGACCCCGCCATCGAGCCGCTGCTCCGCGACATGATGACGGCGGACACCCGCGAGACCATCGACACGCTCTTCCTCGATGATGTCGATGCCGTTGCGACGCTGCGCCCTGCCGGTCTGCAGAGCCTCGCCGACACGAACACGGTGGCCTCCTCGGGCACTGCGCTGGCCAACATCATCACCGATCTGAAGGCGGCTATCGCTTCGATGGCAACCAACAACGTCGGTCGTCAGCCGGTTTGGATTATGAACACCCAGCGGCTTCTGTCGTTGTCGCTGGTAACGAACGCGGCGGGCAACTTCATGTTCCGCGATGAGGTCGCGCAGGGAACCCTGATGGGCATCCCGGTGCTCGCCTCGACTTCTGTGCCTTCTGCCATCGTGTACCTCGCGGACGGCGCCGAGCTCGCCGCTGCCTATGACTCGGTTCCGCAGATTGACCTGAGCGAGCAGGCCACGCTGCATATGGAGTCCACCCCGGCAACGGTTCCGCCGACTGCCGGAACGGTCGATCCGATCGCTTATGGCGCGGGTCTTGCGCCGGGCGGCACGCCTGGCACAGCAGCCGTCGCTGACTTCGCCCAGCCGGTGCGTTCGCTCTTCCAGACCGCGAGCATGGCACTGCGCCTGCTCTGGGACATCAGCTGGAACAAGCGCCGCACTGGTGCGGTGTTCACGATCACTGGCGTCGCTTGGTAAGCCTGGAACTACAAGCGGCGTGAGTGATGGGGAGAGGGAGACCCACCCCTATGCCTACCCTCTCCCCTTTTTCTTACTCTAAATGCCGGAGGTAAACAATGAGTGAAACCGCAGTTCCCACTTGGGTGACTGACATGGACGATCCGGAAGTTCTGCAGCGCGCGCTCAACATCGCTGCGGACCCCACGGCGCCGAGCTCTGGCCGATATGGGCATCGGAACATGACCAATCCGACTGGCCGTCCGGCTCGTTCGTCTGGTTCTGACACAGTGCCTGGTGAAGATGATCCTGATCCTGCAGAGGAGCAACCTGACGAAAAGCCTGTCGGAGATCCTCCGCTACCCAAGGAGCCTGTTCCGGAGCCTGTAGAGGAGAAGACCGAGAAGACTACTAAGGTGGCGGCCAACAAGCGCAAGTGAGGAGGCCTATGTGGGCGCCCTGCAGACTGTTAAGGATCGTGTCGGAAGCTGGGCTGTAAAGGCTCTCGCCCCATACGCTCCTGGTTCCGGCTTCACGCCTCCGCCATTTTGGCCTGTGGGATGGTGGCAGATGGGCTACCGGGCACCAATGCAGGGTCCCAATTCCACAGTAGAGTCTTGCGTCGCCGCGATCAGCCAGACCGTTGCTTCGCTTCCACTTCAGCTGTGGCGTAACACGTCTGCCGGAGGTCTGGAGCTGGTGACCTCCGGGGACGTTGTCAAGGTTCTCCGTCGTCCTAATCGCTATCAGACGCGCGCGGACTTCATCCTCAATCTCCTTCGCTCCGAGCTCTTCACCGGCAATGGCTATGCGATTGCCGAGCGCCAGCGTGGGAAGATCGTTGCTCTGCATGGGATGCCGGGCAGCTACGGGCGCGCGATGATCGCGCAAGACGGCTCGGTGTTCTACGCGTTTCAGAATCATTCGAAGTTGATGCCGGAGCCCAGCGTCGAGGATCTTTTCCCATCGGAGGATGTCCTTCATATCCGAATGCAGACGCCGCGCCACCCGTTGATTGGTGAGTCGCCGTTGACGGCTGCGGCGATGTCTATTGCGGCGGGTGACGCGATCATCGGCCATATGGCGTCGTTCTTCTCCAACATGACGCGCCCATCCGGCTATCTGAAGTCGCCGAAGATCCTGAAGCCTGACGTTGCCGAGGCACTGCGGAGCAAGTGGCAGGAATCCTATAGCCGCGAGAACAGTGGTCAGATCTCCGTCCTGATGGACGGTCTTGAGTGGCAGGGGATGTCAATCACCTCCACGGATGCGCAGCTCATTCAGAGCTACAAGATGACGAGCGAGGATATCGCGCGGGTATTCCGCATCCCACTCGCTGTTGTTGGCGTGCCAGGCGGCGCGACCTTCTCCAGCACGGAGACTTTGATCCGGTTCTGGATGAGTACGGGTCTCGGCTACGTCCTTGAGCACCTCGAGCTTGCAATCGACAACCTCTTTGACCTGCAGGACGGCCAGTTCGTCGCGTTCGATCAGGACGCGCTTCTGCGATCCGACTTTGCTGCGCGCGTTGACGCTCTGACAAAGGGCATCACGGGTGGTCTGTATTCTCCCAACGAGGCACGGAGCAAGGAGGGACTAGGCGCGAAGGAGTTTGGTGACGAGCCTCGCCTGCAAGCGCAGGTGGTGCCTCTGTCCTTCGCTGCCAACGGTGGTGGCTCTGCCCTACCCTCGAGTCCATCAAATCCCTCGGCGCCGTCGAACCCCGCTGCGCCTCAGATAACAGATGACTCCGCTAAGGACCCTGATGCGGAGGAAGTTCCAGAAGAAGCAGAAGACCCAGAGGAGAAGGCAGCTCGCCAGCGCGCCTTGTTCCTTGAGGCTCTACGGAGGACCGCTGATGCCGCCTGATGATATGACTGCGCTGCTCGGCGCGGTTCGAGATTTCGTCGAGGAGAACGTCTCTCCGGTCTCAGGCAATCTCGATGTTCTCTCTCGCTCGGTGACCAACCTCACCGCAGATACGGAGAAGGTCAAGGCACGGCTTCTGCGGGACATAGACCAAATCCGTTCTGACCTCGGGCGGGTTCTCTCGCGTCCGGAGATTACTGAGGCGCAGGCGCGTGCTTGGGTAAACGAGGCGCGAGCAACGCTGCGGGAGGAGGTTCTCCGGCAGGTTGAGAATGGCGTACAGAAGATTAGCACGACGGCGCTCGATCTCCGGCGCGATGATATGGCCGTCGCGTCGCACCGGGTTCAGTTGGTTGATGAGATGCTCGGGCGTATGCGCGAGCTCGGTGACCAACTCAAGACTCGGATGGAGTCGGTAAGAGACGGTGTAGATGGCCCTCCAGGTCGCGACGGCATCGACGGATTGCCCGGTCGCGATGGTGCGCCGGGTGAGCGAGGCTTGCAAGGGGAGCAAGGTCGAGAGGGGCCACCCGGCGCAGAAGGTCCGAGAGGCGAGATCGGATTCCCCGGTGAGCGTGGCTTGCCAGGTGCGCCTGGTCGAGATGGCGTTGACGGTCGTGAAGGGTTGGCTGGCCCCCCAGGTGAGATTGGCAGAGACGGGCCACAGGGTGAGCGCGGTGCACAGGGTGAGCGCGGCCTTGACGGGGCGCCGGGCGAACGAGGCCTTCAGGGTCTGCCGGGTGTGTCTGGCCTGCAAGGTGAGCGCGGTCTTGACGGTGCGCCGGGCGAGCGCGGAGAAGTCGGTCCGCCTGGGCGCGATGGGGCGCCGGGCGCAGACGGACGGCACGGCATCAACGGACCACCGGGCGAGCCGGGCCGGAGTGGCGCTGATGGCCGCGACGGCATCGATGGTGTAGACGGAGCGCCCGGTCGGGACGGCACTCTTGAGCAGGTCCGGACTTGGCGCGTCGGTGATGTCTGGCGCGGTTCTGGCGTCGGATACACTCATCGCGGTGGCCTCTGGATGTCGGCGTCTGACCCGGAAGGTGCCGAGCCGGGGCAGGATGACCGTTGGCGCTGTGTCTCGGATGGTGTGTTTGAGGTTCGGCTGTCTGATCCGGACGCTGTCGATCTCCGGTTGATGGCGCTTGAAGTCGAGTTCTCCTCCGGAACGGTTGTTCGCTCGCAGTTCCGTATGGACGTTCCGGTGGTGCGTGGCACCTGGAATGAGGCGACCAACTATGAGCATATGGACGTTGTCGCTTGGAACGGCAACTCCTGGATTCTTGTAGCGCCGACACGCTCCGCGCCTGGCCCGGCACCGCAGCCCGGCACCTGCATTGACTGGCGTCTAATGGCCAAGCGTGGCGAGAAGGGCGCACGCGGTGAGCAGGGCGCGCGTGGAGAGCGCGGCGCAACTGGCGACCAAGGTGCCCCCGGCGCCGGGATTGCAGAGGTTATGCTGGAGGGCAACCAGCTTCTCCTTGAGTTGACGGATGGCACGCTACGTCAGCTGGAGTTGCCGGGGTTTCTCACCGAGGTTCGTGCGCCGCCGGATGACAGCGACAAGCCGCCGCTCAACCGTTGGTGCGGTATCTGGGCTGCGGACGGGTCCTATTCCGCTGGTGATATGGTTCGCACTGGTAGCGCGCTGTTCGTCGCGAACTCTGCTACAAAGTCGCGCCCTGGTACCGAGCAGAAAGACGCCGCAACTTGGGACCTCCTCCTCCGCTCGAGCACCGGCAGCGGTGATGGTGGTGGCGGTTCCAGCGGCGAATACTTGCTAAAGGCCGGTGACACGACGGACGGATTGCTTGGCTTCGCCCTGCCGAGTGAAGAGGCACAGGTTACGGCAGGCGTGGTTACGGGTTTTGCCGGTGTCGAATTTCAGATGACCTCCACGCTAAACAGTGATCACTTCTTTGCCTACGACATCGCTGACCGCGTCGTGAGTTTCTACGCACACACAGTCTCGACGACCGCCGACGAGCTCTACCAGATCGTGGCCCCCCTCATCCAGCTCAGTGGTGTTGTGGAGCTCGACACTCCGCCGACCGATGCCTTTCATGCCGTCCCCAAGAACTATGTTGACGACGCGATCTCGTCCATTGTCTTCCCGGAGCCGCCAGCCGGCAGCGGTCTAGACGAAGATGACGTACAGTTGATGATTGAGCAGGCGCTGGCCGCGCTGCAAGATCCTCTCACGGCGCCTGGCGTCGTCATCGATGTCAGCGTTGCATCTGGCAACGCAGTGGTCTCGTCCGGCGACTTCACCACAGCGGACACGCTCAACGTCATCGACGCGACTGTTAACAACCGGACAGTGACGCTTCCGATGACGGCTGGCACGGTGGCGCTGGTCTCGTCGCCAGACAACACCAAGACAGTCACAGTCGTCCGAGGCACCTCGACCTACAAGCTCGCTAAAGGCGGCTTCGTGATCGTCTACTTGGACGGCACGACAAACTATATGAAGGTTCTCGCCGCCTCGCTAGTCGCGCACACGCATGACATTGCCGATGTCAATGGCCTTCAGACGGCGCTCGATACCGGCGCCAAGGTCTCGCTGACGGTTGCGCTCGGCACGACCACCGGCTGGCTCTTCGAGATGAATCTGGTTGACGCGTTGTCGTTCGTCACCGGAACAACCCGCAAGGCCGGCACCGCGACAACTGCCGCTGCGGTCGCTGTGACTTATGAGATCTGGTATAAGCTCGCTGCTGGTTCTCTTACCCAGATCGGAACAGCGGTGTTCGCGATTGGTAGTGTCGATCCGGTTGTCAGCTTCACCGGTGCGCTCTCTGCGCCTGCCGGGACGAAGTTGCGGTTCATCCGTGCTACGTCAGCTGATACTGCGTTGGCAAACCCCAGCATAACCCTTGGCGCGGTGAAGGTCTGACGAGCATGACCGTGCTTCACATGGACAGCCTCGGGTGGCACGCGGCTGGTTCCGACTTCAACAATCGATATGCTTCAGTGGGCAACCCGACCAACCTGGCTCCCCAGACCGCCAGCCCACCCTTCACTGGCGCGCGCTATATCAAGTCAGTCAACGACACGAGTTGGTCGCTGACTACGCAGCCCTTCACATCCTCCCAGACAATCTTCATGTCGCTGCGCATTCGGCGCGACGCCGATCCGGGATGGACGGAGACAACGAGTTACATCGCGCTCCACGATGCGACCGTCACTCATCTCTATGTAGATTTTCGGATGCGCGACGGCTCCGTCAAGATCTACCGCGGTACTCTCGGTGGAACCCTACTCGGCAGTCTCCCGGCCGGCAGCATGATCGTTGGCGAGTGGCACAGCTACCAGTTCAAGTTCGTCATTGATGACACGGCAGGCGTCGTTCAGATCAGAAAGAACGGCAGTGCCTCCTATCTGCTGAACCTCACCGGCCTAGACACCCGGAACGGTGGGACAGCGGCAGTTATCCGATGCTCTTTGGTTGCCGATGGCGCGAATCTCATCAGGACGGCTTACAGCTTCCGCGACTGGATTATTGGGAACGATCAGGGCTCCGTCAACAACGACTGGTTCCGTGATGTCCGCATCGATCCGCTATACGTGAACGCGGCAGGCGATGTCGCAACCTGGTCTACGACCGTTGGTGGCGCGTCGAACTATCAGGGTGTGGATGAGTTCCCTCACGATAGCGACACGAGCTATATAGAGAGCAACACCATCGGTCAAAAGTTCCGCGGTGCCATTACGTCTATCGGCGCGGTCACCGCGCCAACGACGATCTATTCAGCGCAGATGCTCGGCATCGTGCGGAAGACCGATGCAGGGTTCCGGGAGTTCGCCCTCAACGCAATCAGCGGCGCGACCGAGGTGACGGTCTCGAACACAAGCACGCTTGGCACGACTTACGTCGCGCATATGGGTCCGCTTTGGGAGTTGAATTTCAACGGTTCTGTGGCATGGACTTCGTCAGCGATCAACTCGCTGAAGATTGGTGGAGAGGTGGTTTCCTGATATGGCGGATGAGGTTCGTCTTACAGAAGTTCAGGTTGAGGTTGCGTACTCAGCCGAGTCTCCACTCCGGGTCACAACGGCCATTCTCGAGGTTGCCTACGACATTGCACCGCCCGTCGTCATGTCCACGCAGGTGATCTACATCGGATGACGTATACAACCCCCAACTCCGACGAGGGCATGACGCAATGAGCAGAGACTTCTCCGACAGCGGTGACATCTACGCCACCTCCGCAGACACCTTGACCTACCTCAAGTGGGTCTCAGCCTGCAATCTGACAACCAGCTACACTCCATTTGGGACCGGTCAAAGTCTCTCATTCGGTGGCACCCCTCGTACTGTCGCCTGGACTAATCGCGCACAGCAGCGCATCGCCTATTACCAGTATTGGCAGCCATTCAACGCCTCCTGGGGCGGCATCGCGCTTTTGGACGGCACCAGCGCGCAAGTCACCATTGAGATGGCGTCCAACAACCTGGTCGTTCGTAGCGGCGGGCACGCTGGCACCATCCTTGGGACGATCGTAGGCAAGGGAGTGGTGAGCACATGGCGTCATATCAATATCGACGTGACGATCCACAACACGACCGGCAGCATCAGCATTTACCTCGACGGCGCCAACCCGACCTCCGGCGCGAACCTGTCTCTTACCAACGTGAATACGCGCGGGGGCACAAGCAATAACTACATAAACGCCATCGGGCTTGTCGCTGACGGCGCCTACCATCATTACAAGGACATCTTCGTCTGGAATGACGACGGCACCGCGCCCACAGGCTGGATCGGTCAGCCTCGGTCCTACACATCCTGGGCCGCGAGTGCGGGTGCGGTGACGGATTTCCCCACTCGCGTGGGCGGCTCCGGAACCAACTGGTCGGCCAACTCAACCAACAACGGTGACACGTCTTACGTGTCCAGCAGCACCGTTGGTCATGTGGACCTCTACGGTGTGACGGCGCTGCCGGTCACGCCGACGAGTATCTACGGATTAGAACACTTCCTTCTGATGCGCAAAGAGGATGCCGGGCCACGCACGGTGGCTCTTCGTCGTCGCAGCAGTACGGGTGGTGTGACTGACGACCTAGCGAGCACGGCGTCGATCCCTGTCTATTATGACCGCCTCGGGTATTGGGAGTCTCTCAACCCCGATACAGCAGCGGCATGGACACCCTCGACGCTCCCGCAACTCGGCCCGAAGATCGTAGTCTAACATGGCTGTTTTCACATATGACAGCGGCGCGCTCGGCACCGGGATCACCTTGTCTCCGTCGAGTTGCATAGCGACCACCAGCTCTGGTGCCTGGGCGATTGCGCGGACCACCGTCGCCCTTGCAGCGGGGAAGCACTACTGCGAGTTTCAGGTTCTAGTTGGCGGCGGCAACGGCATTATCCTCGGCATAACCAACGCGGCCCACTCGCTGAACACCCATCTTGGCAACGCCACCGGCAGCATGGGTTGGCAGATTCAGGGCAGTGTCTACGGCCCTGGCACGACAGGCATGACCGGGCTGACTTATGCGGCTGGCGATATCTTGTGCCTCGCCATTGATGTGCCGAACAAAAGGGCATGGATCCGCAAGAACGACGGTGCGTGGGCTGGTGGTGGTGATCCTGCGGCCGGTACGTCGCCTGCAACATGGGCCTTCACCGGAGATGTTTACTTTGCTCCCTCGATTATCAACAATACCAACTCCGTCCTCGTCAACAGCGGATTAGGGCAGACCACTTACTCCGCTCCGAGCGGGTTCTCCACGGTCGGTGATGCTCTTACCACGCCACCAGTCGTGCGCAGCACAGCGGTCGGCACCGAGGCCTGGCTTGAGTCGGCACCACCTTTGATCCGCAGTACAGCGGTCGGTACCGAGGTTTGGCTTGAACCTCAACCACCGGCGACCCGAATCACAGCCGTCGGCACCGAGATCTGGTTCGATATTGCGCCACCCGTAATGTCCACGCAGGTGATCTACATCGGATGATCGTCCCAACAACAAGGAACGCGCCATGATGCCGAACACGCTAATCCATCTGATCATCCTCGTGATCATCATCGGCCTTCTTCTCTATCTGGTCAGGATGCTTCCGCTTCAACATCCGATCCCGATCATCCTTCAGGCGCTGGTTATCCTGCTCGGTATCATATGGCTCCTTGGCTTGGTGCCTGGCCCTTGGAGTGTTGTGTACCGCTGAAGGAGAACGCAAGATGTTGCCGAGCCGCCTAGCACCTGAGACCCCTGCGGAGATGATGACTCTCGCCGAGGTCAAAGCCCTCTTGGGGGTTCCTTCCGGTGAGGAAGGCTTCGACGTCCAGCTGACGTTTGCGATCGATGTCGTCTCAAGCATGATCCGCGACTACACCTCGCGCTACCTCATGCTTGACACCTATATCGATGAGTTCGTCGGGCCATACCCGGCCAACGGAGACTTGCTGATTGGCGCGGGAACTCGATTGAACCGTGACGGCCTCTTCCTCTCGACCTGGGAGTTCCCGATCCGAGAGGTGGTCAGCTTCACGGTCGATGGGCTTGATAGCCTTCCGAGCTACCGCATGCGCCGTGACTACGGCCTGATCCTCCCGACTGGCTACGGACCGGGAAGCACCATCGTCGTCGAGTACGAGGCAGGCTACGCAACGCTGCCGGCCAATCTGAAGTCTGTCTTTCTGGACCTCGTCCGTCGTCAGCTCGCAGCCCTCGGCGCCGATATCTCAACCGTGAGCACGAGCAATGTCGAGCCTGCGCCGATGCGCGCTGTCTCGATTGGTCAGCTGCGCGTTGAGTATGCGATGGGTGTGACGATGTCGAATGTGTCGAGCACGGTTCTTTCGCCCATGTCAAGCATGGTTCTCGAGGAGTATGCGCACGTGTTCGCCTTGTACCGCCATCCGGCGCAGCATGCGGCGATGTCAGCATGAAGTTCCCAGCATCGTTCTTCACCGTCATCTCCGCGCATATTAATTTCTTTGGGGAGGATGTGACATACTTTCCTTTTGCTGGCGGCTCGTTCACGATCAAAGCGTCTGTTCAAGCTCCTGCTGAGGAGCCTCTGATTGGTGACGGTGAACAAGAGGGGTTCTTCGTCTTCGTGCCGCGTGAAGCGATCTCTGCGCCCGAAAAGTTCGATCGCCTCCTCATCCGGGGGCGCGAACGCACGGTTGAAGACGTCTCGGAAACCAAGGTCATCAACGAGACTGTCTGCTGGATTCTGAGGGTGGTTGGCTGATGTCCAGTCTCGCGGTCCGTGAAGAGGTCAGAGCCGCTTGGCTGACGCTCATGCCGGATGTGAGATACATCGACACCATCAACCGTTCCCTCCCATACAATCCCCCGTTGCCGCTTCCTGCGGTGTGGGGGACGCTTCAGTTCGAGGTCACAACCAGGCGGCAGCTCACAATGGGCACCAACCCCTGGGTTGAAGAGATTGGCGTGGTGAACATTATCATCCTCGCCAAATCAGGCCACGGCGACGCATCTGCCGTGCAGGAAGCAACTAACGCGATGCGCATCTGGGA